TCAGGATGGTTTAATTCTGAAGTTGATAAACCTTTTGCAATTGTTTTTTTATATTTATCAGATTCTCTTTTTAAAATTCTTTCAGGATAAAATCTTCCATTTCTGTTTGCGGTATCGTATTTCTGTAAAACGGCGTAGAACTCAAAAGGATTTCTATAATCCATAGTTGATGCTTCTTTAAGTATGTTCGCATTTATCTCATCTTTTGGTGAAACCCATCCCGCATCCATCTCAATTAAAATCCCATGTCCAAGTTCATTGGCTTCTAAAATTCTTAATTTTTTCATTGACTATTTTAAAATAAATATATCAGATAACGATACTTTGTTCATTTAATTCTTTTTTAGTCGTGGAAAAGTAAAAATATTCATTGTTATTGATATTATTTTTGTAAATATTTTTGATAATTTTTTTAATTGAGTCTTTTAATTCTGTTGATTTAAAATCAATTTCAATGTTTGTATATAGATTTACCTCCAAATTAAAAAAAGATTTTTTTCCATATAATATACCACTTGTTCTTAAGTCTAAATCAACTATTGTCTGTTCTTTGAATATCGAATTATCAACTGAATTAAATACGGAATGTTTTATTTCTCTACTTAAATTACAAACTACACGATTCCAATTGTTATGTTCTAATTTAGGGTCAACCCATGATTGAATGTTAATGTAAACTGACTTTAATTGTTTAGAATCCACCGTACCATAAACAGATTTAATTGTATTAAATAAGTTTAGTCTTACACTTTTACCTTTTTTCATTAATTTTCATATTGATAATGTTTATTTTCATTAAAATAATAACAATAATTCTTCTTAATGTCAAAATTTTTACAAAAAACAAGATATTTCTAGTATATGTTAATTATTGAAATAAAAAACGGCGAAAATATAGAGAAGGTTCTAAAGAATTTGAAATCTAAAGTTATTAAAACTAAACAAAATAAGATTCTTTTGGAAAGAAAAGAATATGTAAAAGATTCTGTTAAGAATAGAAATAAAATATTAAAAGCAATACACGTTCAAAAAATTAAAAATAATTAAATAGACTCTTCTAAATTTTTTAATTTTAAAAAATTAAGTTGGTCAAATTTTTCATTTTTAATCCTATCTATTGTTTCAGATAATTTTGTTTTTAATTCAAACTCCTCTTCTTTTTCTAAAAGGTTTTGAAGTTTAGTGATTGTGTTTTCACGAATAACTTCAAATTTAGTTTCTAATGATTGTGAATCTTCAGATATTAATTGTAAAAATTCTTTTTTAGAATTTTCATCCATTGTTTCAATATAATTCATTAGAGTTTGATTGGCAATATTGACCATTGATTTAACAGGTATGTTAATAGATTCTTTAATTGGAGTACTGTTTGAAGATAATACTTTAATAAGATTTTTCTTAGCTTGTAATCTTTCTGATAAATTTAATTTATTTGAGTATACAATTGTATCTAAATCAGAGTATTTGTTATCCACTTCTTCGGAAAAAGTTTTTGGTAATTTAACATTAACCAATAATTTTTGAATTAATTGAACACCTTCTTGTAAATATTCTTTTGCGTCTGACTCAGACAATTCCTGTGGTGAATTTAATTGGTTGTATAATGAATAAATTTTTGACATAGACTTATTCATTAAGATGTTTTGCTTAAACTCTCTCAATAATTTCTTAAATTCTTTTTCATTTTTATAAGATTCAAGAAGATTTTTTTCAATTATAGATTTTATTGTTCCGAAGGTCATTAGTGTTATTTTCAAATAAATATTACGAGTTTAGTAACTTATCCAATTCTTTTGAAATTTCTCCTAAAGATTCTTGTGCATGACCTAAATCAATAAATTTTGAACCGTTAATAAGATTATTTTCTATTAAAATGTTTAAATTATCAAGTTTGGATTCTGGAGTAACTTCAGCCGGTGGTGGAGGTGTCGCTCCTCCCTCTTCAGCCGGTGGTGGAGGTGCGGTTTCTTCTCCTCCACCAAACGATGTTGGTAGTGGAGATTCCACTTCTCCCGATGCGGCACCTTCTTCAGAAGCAGCAACCGCAGTTGTACCTGAAGAATTCCCATACAATTTATCTATATTGTCAAATAAACCTGTTTTAGTAATAACTGTTGGAGTTGCTTTTAATTCCTCACCAACAGCTCTTTCAATTCTTTGTTGTTGTAAATCTAATCTTATTTCTTCATCAGACCATCCAAATATATGTTTCTTAGCCCATGTAGATGATGCTGGTTGTATTCCATTTCCTGGGTCAGAAACTAAATCTTTGTAGAGAAGAACTTTTTCCTTCCATACATCAATTTTTAATAAATCTGCTTGAGTAGATGGGTTTGTTAATCCTAAAGTAAAGTTTGATAATTCATCTTCAAAACCTAACAAGAATAAATGTATAATTGCAACTTTGTTTAGTTCTTGCAACATACTTTTTTGAATTCTGTTAATTGTACGAGCAAATCTAATATCCTGTAAAGATAAATTTTTTCCGTCACCAACAACTTCTTCAAATCCCAAAAACGCTTTTGGTACACGAAGTGCTGTTAATAGTTTCTTTTGAATATATTCAATATCAGCAATCTCAGATAAATTTGTTGCTCCAGGTAAAGTGTCAATTGGACTTGGTGCTGCAGGGTCTCTAACAGGTACAAAATAATCTTGGTCTACAGCCATTTGATTAAATCTCATGTCTACATTACCTGTTTTACTATCAACAACTTGTTCTCTTTTGAATTTATTTGCAACACGTTGTACATAAGCTTCAACATCATCATCATTCATGTTACCAACAAACACTTTAAAAATTCTTCTTTCAGGAGCTCTAGATGTACGATAAATTAACATAGCGTCTTCGGATAAAAGAAGTTGTTTCCAAATTCTTCTAGCCTTTTCTAACATTGATGTTCCATAAGGTAATTTTCTATCATCCCCTAATAAACGAAAATGGGCAATTTCCCATGACTGAAAAGTCATATTTTTATTTTTCCAATCAAAATGTAGAGCTTTTCTATCATCTTGTTTTTGGATATCTACAGTCAATTTTTGGAAAGCACCGACTTCTCTACGTTCAATTTCTATTGTAGGTAATTGTTGGCATCCAACAATACCTTTTTCGGGGTCTAATTTTAGGTATACAAAGTTATCACCATATTTACAAGTATTCCTTGTCCACATTGGTAGATTTGTGTTTATATCTAATGAGTTATTAAATAGGTCAGCTAAAACAGACTTAATTCTTTTTGACTCAGAATATATTTGTAATATAAATCCATCTTCATTTGTTGTCGTAGACTCTTCAGCATATATGTCTAACGCTGCAGATATTTCTGGAGTATATTCCATCGATTCATAATCATATTGAGACGATAATCTTGATGGCTCATAGTATACTGCTTGAGAATATAAGTTATTTTCAACTTTAGCCCATTGATTTGTTAAATAGAAAGTTTGTTGTGCTTGGAGTTTCTCTCTCTCATAATCTTCTTTACTTTTAGTTCTTAAAAGTTCTTTTTTATCAAACTTAAATGTTGGATAATCTTGATTTAATAGAGAATTCGGTCCAAATGTTTTGGATAACCTTTGCCAAACTGTTAAATTATTGTCGCCCATTTTATAATTTTACTTAATACCTTGATAATATAAATAGTTATCTAGGGCCAAATAGCCATCCATATTTTTGATAGTCATCTTTTGTGGGGCCTTGATTGAATTGTGAATTCCTTCCACCCATTTGAGGAACCATTGGATTAAAATAATCTGAAGTATTTTTATTTTCATTTACAACCGTAGCCCATGAATTAATCATAGCTTTAGTATGGTTTACAACCTTTGTTAATGATTGAAATGATTTTTCTGCAACATATATTGCCATTGCAATTGCCATGATACAATCATCATGGTGTCCTTTTTGATGGTCTGGTCTTCCATTAATATAAACAAACGTATTCATTTCATTATATAATCTACTAGAATATACTTTAAATTCGTGTCTTATTGCTTCTTCTAATGACGCAATTATTTGAACTCTTTTGTTATTAAAATTTATACCTGGAATTTTTTCATTAATTTTTGGGTCCCATTTCCATTTATTTGTTGTATCAACATTATCAACATATAAACCCCCCTGATAATTCATTTCTTGTAATTTTCTTGCAGTAGAAACTCCCATTCCTCCTGTTAAATCAACCACACAATACGCACTATACATTGTCCCCCACTTATAGGCAATCTCTGCAGTCACATCTGGAGGTACTTTTCCGACGTATTCAAGGACTTGTTCCCTTGTATCGAAATCTATTATCTCAATACAACTGAAATCCTCAGAATCACCTCTGGATACATCCACACCCATAACATATTTGTGACCATTTTCAGGTTCTTTAAATATCCACAATCCTCCACCCATCATTTTGGCTTGAGGTTCTCTTACTTGATTTTTGGAAATATTTTGCATTAAATCAGAATCAAATACATTATCACCTGAACCTAAAAAGTTACATTCCAATTCTTGGGCAACTCTTCTCCTATCAAATTTTAATTTTTTAACCATTCCCTCAAACCAAGAAGAGCATGGTTTATATCCTTTTTCAATATAATCTCTAACTATTTGATGGTCTCTTTCATATGGATTATTTGTTGATAAATCAACAACAACATCTTTCGGATAATCTTCCCTGTTTAAAAGATAATGAATTAAATCATTAGTTTTAACCATGTATAAATCTTTGGTATACCTTGGGTCTTTATACCAAAACATTTCAGAGATTTTGAAATCATTCATTCCTCTCAAGGATTGGTCATAAATTTCGTAATAAATTGGGTCATATCCATTAGGTGTGGATACAACAATAACTTTACCACCTGTAGATAGTGATGCCATACAAGCGGACCAGAAATCACTATCTGCCTCAATATAAGCGGCCTCATCAAATATCAATATTGTTGGAGTATATCCACGAAGAGCATCTTTTGATGTTGCAACGGCTTTAACTTCACAATCATTGTTTAATTTAAAATGTCTTGCGGCGTTTTTTTCAACAGAAAATCCAATACCAACCCATGCCGGCCATTGTTCAGTAAAACTTCTAATTTTATTCGCCATTTCTACCGCAGTATCTAATTTATTGGCGATTATTAGAATTTTTTCTGGTTTTGTTTTTTTTGCAAACGCTAATCTTTTGGAGGCCCATGCTGCTGTTACGGTAGAAACTCCCGCTTGTCTATACTTTAAAGCGACGTTTTCGTTATACGTGTCATAATCATTAATCAAAGTAATTTGGTCAGGAAAAAGGTCTAACGGAACGTATTTTGAAACGGTATTATCAAACGTCTGTAAATAAGTACGAAGTGCGTAAGGTGTATTCCTCATGCACTTCGTAACCTCTATTATTAATTGTTCTTTATTCACAAATTATTTATTGGGGTCTTGATATACCCAAACTGCCTAAGAAATCATCCAACCCATCCTCATCATCATCTTCACCCCCTTCAATATCATTCTCTTCTTTATATTCTTCAAATTCTTCTTTCATTTTTTGAGCTTCTTTCATAATCTCTTCAAATTTTGATGTAGCCTTTTTAACTTTTGAAGTATCTTCAGAAATAACATTACCTATAATTTCTAAAAATTCTTGAGCGGGTATTTGATATAACAAGATATGAAACCAATTTATTAATCCTTTATTTGATTCATTAAACATTGCGTCCGGCAATGCAAATCTTATTTTTTCTACAATTTCAGGACCTATTCTCAATTGCATTGGTTCGTTAGATAATACATCAACAGCACCTCTAACTTTTTCACGAACATCTGGATTTTTAGAATGACCGTGTCTACCTTTAGCTTCTTCTAATCCTTTAATAATTTCATGACAAAGAATTGGAAAAATCATACCTGTAGCCATAATTTTAGTATCGGGTGTTTCTTCACCTTCACCATCACCTTCTTCACCATCAGAATCACCTAATTCAACTTTCCCTGCAACACCTTGACCTGTTTGACTCATCATTTCAATCATTTGTTCCATACTAAAGTATAGAAAATCGTTAATCGCCATAATACCCAAATAATCCCCATAAAGAGATGGGTCGATATCATCTAATTTTGCTTTTATTTCAGGTTTTTGAAAAATATAATGTCCTTTTTTTGCTGCTCCTTGAATAATAGCATTTATAATATTTCTTTTATGTTTTTCTAATTCTAATTCCTCTTCATCTGTTAAATCTTCAATATCAAATGATGGAATTTGAGGATTTTCATTTTCTTCTTCTTCATCATCTTCAGGTTCTTCAGGATTAAATCTGAAATTTGAAGTGTCCGGCATACCCAAATTAGCATCTATTTGATACCAACCTTCGGGTACTTCCGATTCTTCTAAAGACGCATCAATTGCTAATTGTTCAAGTTCTTCTTTATGAGCACTTTCAATTCTCATAATGTTAGGAAGCTTTCTCATCATTTCATTGTAAACCATTCCTTGAACTTGATTTGAACTTAAATCTTGAATTCCTGTCACTTGTCTTAATTTATCTGCAACTTTTTGAAATCTTGAACTAACCAATCTTTGAACATCAGCAGTTCCTTTTTTCATTGCCGGATTTTTAGCGTATAAATTTTCAGGACTTCCTAATTTTCTTTCCAAATTTGGGTCCATTCTTTCAGGAGTATTTCCGTAATCTATTTGTTCTTTTAATTTTTTTGCCATGATTATTTTTCTAATAGTTTAATAATTACATCAATAACTTCCTCTTTAGCCTTTTCAGGTGAAACTTTTTTTGCCTTTGGGGTTTCTTTTTCACCAGGATTAGGATTCTTACCAGGATGTGATGGTCTTGGTTTTGGAGGTGTTTTAGTACCAGGTTTTGTTGGAGCTGGTTTTGTTGTTGGTGCCGTAGAAGGACTATTCTCGCCAACTTCTTTTTTAACTTTAGGTGTTGATTTCATTCCAAATTTAGACTGAATATGTTTTGTCGCAAAATTCTCATCTTCATTAAGATATTTCATTAAATCTCCTTTTGTTATTTTTGGTGGTAAATTTCTTTCTACAATTTTCATAATTTCATTTTCAAGAAACAAAGATACAGGATTTTTTCCTTCTTTTAATTGTTTTTTTACTTCTTTAACACATCTTTCCCATTTTCTTGATTTTTTAGGTCCGACTTGTGAGTGACATATTGCCCATGGATTCGGACCATCTTTTTTTTCCTCAAACATTCCCATTCCATCATCTGTTTCAGTTCCAAATCCATCATCAGATGATGGACCTACTTCATGAGGGTCTTGAGTTTCTTTTTCTTTATTTGGGTCGTCAGAAACTTCAACATCTTCTTCAATTTCTTTTTCATAAACTTGAAAAGTTTGTTTTTGACTTTTTAATTGATTGATTTTGTTGGTGTCTGTTCTTGGAACATTTACAGTTCCTGATACAGATTGTTCATTTAATAATTTTGAATGTAATAAATTAATTTGCGATTCATCTAATTTACTAACTGTTTTTGAAGATAATCCTTTTTCGATTAATTCCAAAGCTTTAATGTTAATTTTCATATACTACTTTTTTTTCAAATTCCAAGATTAAATCTCTTTCGTAAAGAGTATCTTTTATTTTTTGTTCTGAATCTCCAAATCTAAAAACTAATCTTTTTTGTTTTTCAAATTCTTCAGATTCCCACGATAATGCAACGATATCATCCATCGCATCTATCATACAAAAAAAATCGGAGTTCTGAATCAATTCCAACTTTATATCAGTATTCTTCAGAACTCCTACTTTTTTAACAAATTTTAATTCAGGTGGAACAGGGTAACCATTTGATGGTTTA